TTAAATACTCAAAGGCTTAGGCAGTGTGTATTCATAAGCAATTGGTTTTAAGTCTGAATTTGAAGGATTCCAATTTGAAATTAAATGGGTCGTTCCCATTATCGCCTGATAATCATCATCAGCTGGAACAACATGAATGTGGTAAACAATAAATAAATCCGTTTCAACCTTATCGTCTAAAGCTGAAATCACCTCATTGTATGTGACTGTTACCTTTCCTAACCCCTGTGTTGTACCTTTTACTTCAACACGACGTAACTCACCACCTCGCTCACATTCAAAATCATATGGGCAATGGCTCGATGTATCGATAACGTGATACCCCAGCGACTCATAATATTGCCGAGCTGTCGTCATCGCACGTAGCTCAATCGCTTTCTTCTTTTTGGCATCAGCGATTCGCCCTTGGCCTTTGCTAACAACATACTTCCCTGATTTTTCTCTAGTCGCTAATGTGTTTTCTTTCCAATGATATAACTCAAAAAGCTGCGGTTCAGGTGCGCTAGTATAACCATCAACTAAAAACGTAAACTGCACAGGTTTTTCATTCCTATGCTCCAAAGGTAATAAACGCCCAACATAAACAAAAGGCTGAGTTTTTCCTTTTCTTTTATTAATAATACGCGTAAACAATACGACAGTTTCACCATCAATGATGCGCTTAATTGCAGGGGTGGCTGGCGTATTTTTATTTTGCGATTCCCAATTAAACAGCTCTCCCCCCTCAGCAAAGTAGTCGTGATACTGAATATCTTTTTCAAAGTCACCTTTATCTAACGTCACAAACAACAGCACACAATTATTAAAACTAACAATACCAGTCCAATCTCTGTCTTGTTTTGGAGGTGTCACACACCCCACTCTTGCGACATCTTTACGCGAGTAACAGTGACCAATAACAAAATTTTCAACAGCTAAATTTTCATTTTTTGTAGACATCAAATCGCACTTCACGGCTTCTTACAAAGCATGGAGTGTATTCGTTAAGTGACTAACTATCTGTACATTTACTCACATTTATATCAACAGATAAAAATCCAGCCGCGTGAAAAGCTCTTTTAAAATGCTATGATGAGGTCGTCACGTACAAGACAACTCTCGTCAACAAGGATGATGACATGCCCAACTTCCGCGAGTACATCAAACTCGTCGGCCGCGGCGAAAAAGGCCGTCGACCGCTCACCCAAGAAGAAGCCCGCGACGCACTGCGAATGTACCTCAACGGCGAAGCCGAATTGCTTCAGCTCGCAACCTTACTGATGCTACAACGGGTGCGCTGCGAAACCGCCGATGAAGCAGCGGGGTATATTGAAGCCCTCCGCGAGCGCATCGACCCACAATGGCAGGCTATCAATACCACTATCGACTGGCCATGTTTTGCCGGTAAACGGCGCCAGCCACCGTGGTTGCTGCTGGCCGCCAAACTGCTCGCCCAACGCGGCATCAAGGTCGTACTTAGCGGACACATGGCTGTCGATGCGGTGAAATACCAGATCGAAAGCGCCTGCCCAGCCCTTGAAATCCAGCAAGCCGCAACGCCAGCAGAGGCATCCTCCATCCTTGCAACCGACCATATCTGCTATATTCCGCTAGCCAGCTATTGTGAACCGCTTGTCGAACTATTGGCCCTGCGCGATCTCATGGGGCTGCGCACCCCGCTCAATACCGTTGCCCGAACCCTTAACCCAACAGCTGCCCCCTATTCGATTCACGGGATCTTCCACCAAGGCTACGAGAAAATCCATGCCGATGCCGCACTCCGTGTCGGTGATAACAACATGGTTGCTTTCAAAGGCGAAGGCGGCGAAAGCGAACGTAGCCCGCGCACAACCTGCCACATAGCAGGCATGCACAACGGCATTCGGTTTGACGAAGAGTGGCCGACCTTACTAGAAGCATCATCAGGCAAACATGGTGAGATAAGCGGAGAGTATCTGCAGAGTGTGTGGCTCGGTCATCGCCATAGTGAGTACGGCAAATATGCAACTATTGGAACACTGGCGATCATCTTGAAAATGATGGATAAAGCGAATAGCCAGCAAGCCGCACTCACACTTGCTCAGCAATGGTGGGAAGAGAGACAGGCTTGAGCCTTCTTTCCGTGAATGAAGATAAGTTATTCTTTACTGTACAAAAAAGCACCACGCCCCATGACTTTTCCATAAAGTTACCCACCGTTTTTGTGGATAAAGTCAAAATTAACTTAAAATTCATTAATTTATAAAACGCAACAAATTCAGCAGCGATTCAGGTAATTTTCCTGACATGTAGTTGTAGACGGGCGGTTACAGAACCCGTCGGTTGCTTTAACCTCATGTAGCCGCCCGCGAGGTTTGACAAATGAAACCGCCAGAAATGACAAATCCTTTTTTGTCATTTCTGGCGGACTCTGTATATCGCGCTGTACTTGAATAGGAAACGAGCGGCTGTTGTCGATTACTACTAAATAACCACCCAATTGTATATTTGTCATTTTGAGTGGGCGCTATGAGTATTGGCGATTAACAGCAAGAGCTGACCAATGGTGTTTTTGCCATTTCTGCCGGTTTCTTATGGGTGAGCGATTACTAACTGTTTAAAAATACCTAATTTTAAACACCCGTAAACACGGTTTAAACGCTTTGCGGCGGGTGTTTAATCGCGATCACCTGTGTATAACTTTGCAGGGACTCATAGCCAGAGCGGGTGGCGGTCAAGGTGATAGAGACCCGATTGACCGATTCTGGGATCACTGCATTGTCAAACGTCATAGCAACAGCCTCAGTCTGCTCTTCATGTAATACGATACCTGTATCGGCATCAGTCAGGGTGACCTTGGTCTCTGTGCCCGGCTCTGGTACACCATTGCTGAACCAATCCGACAACAGATGCGGCTCTGCGACCTCGCTGATGCGATTGCGGTGCGACAACGTCACAACCAATGGCAAGGTGGCGACGTCCGGCCAATATTCGCCATTTACCTGCACGTTGGTGACACACAACGGCCTTATCATCCGGCCTTGCAGCTCAATGCCGACCTCAGTGGCAAGCGCTTCATCCAAGGTGCCCCTTGGCGTTACCGTCAAGCCTCGAAGCCTGACCTGTTCACCACTGGTAAACTCGGTCGCTAACGCATCGCCGTCAAGCGATATCACCTCGGTCATCGCTGCATGAATGGCAGGCATTGTATCGAGTATGCCTCGTTTCACCTGCGCCACATCACCTTCCAGACTATGTATCACAATAAGCTCTTCCCCTAACTGGCATAGCATCGGCAGATCCTGAGCGGCAAGATCGCGGCCAAACAGCGGCAATTGGGTATCGGTGTAACTAACGGGCTCAAGCAATACGGTACGCGGGGCAAAACTGGCTCTGTGGCTGTAAACCCAGCGGTCGAAGTGGTTGTAATACAGATCAGCCCCCAGAGTATCGCCGGTTGGACGCTCGGCACACCAGCCAACAAAACAACTGGCCTCGTTCAATGCGGCCAATTCGGAAGGGTTAAACGTATTGGCCAACACCCAATACGGCAGCTCAATAAGTGCCTGCTTTTTGATGGGCTGCGGCTGACTAATCGGGTCTTTCCAGTTACTTGGCGGAGGCGGCGTATAGTCCCCAGTCGCGGAGGCGAAGATATCTTCCATCACCTCCAGCTTGACCTCGGGATTGGCCAAGCTCCCCCGCCGCTTTTTCTGCACCCGCACAATATGGTCCAGCCCCGCAGGCGGGAATACCACCCGCACGACATCCCCCGGCTGGTATACCGCGGCCGAGGTATCGCAATAAAGCTCACACGTCATCAATCGGGCGGAGAGCATCCGCAGCTCGCGCATTGCCACCCGATAGGCCAGCTTGTCGTCATGGATCATCGGAAAGTCCACCGAGTCCCCAATGGTACGCCCAGTAGCATGCAATAGCGCCGAGTTCATCACGGTGACAGCGGCCTTGTCATAGGTCTTCCAGTCAGTGTAAGTCACTGTCAGGGTATTAATGAGATCGGCCTGACTTCGGCGGCGAACGTGGCGCACGGCTCTGATTTGGCTCACCGTCAGCACAGGGATCGCTTCAGGATCATAATCATCGCGGGCCAGGCGCATGGTCACCTTGCCCGATGCCTCATCGGTAAACACATACCCGTTGATATAACGGCAGATATCCTTGATAAACTGCTCGACGGGCTGCTGCTTGACCCAATGGGCATTGAGGCCAAAGCCCTCGTCATAGAGCTTATCGGCACAGCGACGAAACGCCCCCTCATCGATATTGCGGTTACCCGTCCCCCATTCAGGGCATTCAATCAGCTCATGGATAATATGGGCGGCATTCAACCCACCGGCCCCCATCGCCGAGACACTGTCCAGATCGCGCCCCTCACCAATGATCGCCTTGTCGAGATACCACATCGGCTGACCATCCCAACCCGTTTTCAAGCGAGCTACCTCGACCGCCACGGCAGGCGGATAACTGGAGTTGCCCATCTCCGGCTTGCGAAAAACCAACGCGGCTAAATAACGGAAGGCACTCACCACCGACTGGCCATCAATAACCTGCGCACACTGTTCGGCCAGATAATCATTCACCCCTTGGTTGGCTCCCCCCAAGCAGATATCGACATCACCGATCACCCCGCCATGCTGATCGCGGTCCCCAAACAATTCAGGCTCTCGGATGCGAACACGGCGATTGCTGCCTACCCTGGCACCAAACCCAACTTTTTCGCCAAACCAGATCCGCTGGATAAAATCGACCGGGCCATGGCAGAGCACCAAGTGCTGCCCCCAAAACCAGCGATAACCTACGGTTTGCTTTTTCTTGCTGCCCATTGCGATTCCCTGCCCTGTACAAACTTCATCACCACCTCGGTGACCAATGGATCCCCCAACGCCAACAGCTGCCCGCAATCTGCTCCGTCACGAACAAAGTCAGTCCAGCTCAGGCCATAATTGGTGAATACGCCCCGCGCTCCGGCACAGCAAATGCCAAGCGCGGCCAAATCGCGCGGATAGATACGATTACTTTTTGATTTCTTGATGGGACACATCCCCCCACCAATACACGGTCCCGCTGGTGATCTTGACCTTGCCAAAGACCACTCCCAAGGGTTTGCCTTTTTCTATCACCGGGGCCTTTGGCTCCTGCGCATCCGGCGCGGCATGGTTCTGGTTCATTGCACGGTAGCTCATCGCCACCGAAATCACCGCCATAATCAGAGAAACCCAAAACATCATGACTCCTTTATCGGGCTGGATTGCCATTAACGGTCGATGGGATCACCGACATAGGGATTTTTGGTGGGGAGATTCACGGCCCCGCCAAAATTGAAGGCATTGTTGAACCGGCGAAAACAGGTCGCCAATGAACGGTCGCAGCCCCGTGTTATCTGGGCCGCCGTTCCTACCGCCAAGCGAGCGGGATGCAACAATACCAAGGTCACGCCATCCGGTTGCTGGTCGATAAAATAATACGTACCGCCTTGCTTGAGATAGCCAAAGGCATACTCCACCGGCACAGGTTCAGAAATAACAACCTGACAGCCGTCAACGGCCTGAATGGTGATATCCCGCGCCACCTCACGCACCCCGCATTTGCGCGACCCCAGCTCGTATCGGCATTGTGGCGCAATGGTCTCATTCAGCCCCGTGACCTGAAGCTCCGTATGCACTGCCTCAAGCTCCACCGTCACAAAGCCCTCATCCCAAACCCCTGCCATCAGGCGACCGGCAAACACGGCATACACGGTTCGGCCGCCATCTTCCGAACGATAAATCGTCACTTTCGGCGCGGTATTGAGTGGCGGATTCAACGCCAAATTCGCCAGCTCGCTCCCCGCCTCAACTCTAAATTCGGTATCAGCCCGAAGCGGGTCGTCCGACTGTTCAATCGAGGCATCGCGATCAATCACATGGCTTTGCCAGTGATAACCGTTGGCCAGCACATCGCGCTGGCAGGAGGTATACCGCCACACCTCGTCGCGCAGCTCAATCTGATAGAGCTCAAGCACCATCCGAGCTTTCTCCATGGTTAATTTCGCCCTCCGGCACCTCGCGCATCGGCATAGAGACCTGCATCTGATGACGCGGGCGATAGGTGATCTTAACGTGGTCATCATCCGGCCTCATAAGGCGCATAACATGCCCGCCTATCAGATCACCTACCTCTACGGGAACGGTGGCATCACCGCCAATATCGAGAATTTCATTGCCGTCGGCGTCCACGCCCTTGGGCATTGCGAAGACACACTGCTCACCATCTTGCCATTGCAGATAGAGATGGCGGCCGCCGAAGCGATTGAACCCCGTCGGTTTCACTGCGATGCGCTGTCGATTACCCCTACCAGCCAACACGATTTCGCCGTGGAAACTGACCCACCAACAGGTGTTTAAACGGCCTTTAAACTGGGCCAATAATTGCCTGAGCTGCCAACATTCCTCGCGACCGGATGCCAACCAATCGATGATGGTGCTGTACTCGCCGAGATCCCGAGTGGCAATCATGACCGGCTGGCCGCTGTCGGTCGTGCGCTCCTGCCACGAAAATGCGATATTGATTTTTACCCCGCCGGACTTCCCGCGCCTTATCACCACCGGACGCCCCAAATATTCACGAGTAAAAGCCATTGGGCGATTTGATAGCGAGGCAATAGACGGAGATGCGACCGATAACGGCTGGCTATTGACCCAACGGATTTGCTGCTCGGCCCTTGCGCCATGTCGGACGGACTTGAGACCATCAGGGGCAATGACCGCAATGGCTGGCATCACCACCGCATTGCGGCGATCAAACGTCAGCGGGCGCTTGAGCAGCAACACGTCATCAGCCACCTTGTCGATAAAAGCGACCTCATAATGCTCGGCATCGAGGTAGACCACTGCCATCCCATCGGGCTGGAAGTCCCGACAGCGAAGGTCGGTGCGGATTTCGCTCTCCCCTGCCCTCACAGATACCGGCGGGGTGGCATCGGTCCACACTGGGACCACATGGCGATTCTGCCCCTGTGCTTCGTAGCGCGCCGTTTGTTCGGCGGCAACACGCACCGGCAGGTTATAGCGATAGTCGAGGAACTGAATGGGGAGCTCGGCATTGCACAGACGCTGTTCACCGGAATGGGTTTCGACAATGGCCGTGAACCATTGCCAAGATTCAGACACCGGGTAAATCGGCGGGTACGGCCACAGCGCTACCTTGGTGCCCACCACATTCAAGGTGGTGCTTACCGCTACTTGGCTAAAGTTAAAGCACCACTCGAAACGGGCATCGATATTCATCTCGACATGCTGAGAGACCTCAAGGGTAACCGGCCAGAACCCCCCATAGGGCGGCAATACCGCCCCCAGCTTGGGGCCATTAATAGCCAACCCCTTATCGCCCTCTTTGATAAGATCGAGCAGCGACAAAGGGACGGTATAGGTACTCCAGATTTCGACAGGCACATCAGAGGGATTAACAACAAAACCAAGATCAACCGTGCGGGGTGAGATAAAGAGGGTATTTTTAAAATCGCGCTCCCAAAAACCAAGCAACTCATACCCCTGGCGGACTGGGGCAGTATGCCCGCGCACTCCCCAATACTCAGAACGTCCCCACAATAATTCACCGTATTCAGCGAAGGGTATCGACTCCGGCAACGGCGGTTCCGAATACTGCTCAATCCAAAAATATTCTCCGGCAAAATAACCAACACTCATGGCTAGATATCATCTTCTAATACAACAAAGCCAATCTCAGCATCCTGATGATTACACCGAGAGAAAGCTCGCCAGTTTTTCCCCTGATAGTCGATTTGATCCCCTGTACTCAATAAGGCCATAGAACAAAAGCGTATATACGGGATATCGACGGCTGGCCGCCAGCCGTTATTCATTTTGCCCATGACACAAGGAAGAAAAACGGTGGTGGCGCTCTGGCGGAAAACAAACTTTTCTATCTCATAAGGGTCATGAACACCTTCCCCGTAGAATGAGTTCTTACCCCATACCCCGAGCAAAGGGGGCAACAACGCGGGATCGCCTCCACCAACAGGCTGCCAATGCCCGCTCCCGCTATCCATGTACCAATTATTAACGTACGCCCTCTCATGGTGACGCTTTTTTCCACCAAGGAACGCCCCAAAAAAACCGACATTGTGATCAAACCAATCGGCAGCGGCCCACTTGCCGCGGATACCATGGTGCTCACTACCGATCCCCACCGCTGTCCCACCACCGTAATTTAAACACTCCCCGGTATTGGGGTTCATTACCGTGACAATGAAATACTCCTGCCCGGCAATAAAATGAAAAGCAGATGGCCAAACAATCCGCCCACCACTCCAATTTTGCCAAACACACTTGGCATTCAATAGCCCCGGCCAAGGACCACCGGCATAAGCTTCACCCAAATAGAAATCGATCCCTTTTTTGTAACTATTCGGGATGGCATTCCAGCCCAATGCCAAGCCTATCTCAGTATTTTCGACCACCGCTTTACACAGACTATTGGCATTTCCGTCCCTAAGCTGCCAGGGCAAGGCAGGATGCGCACCCAAAAAAGCCGCAAAGGCCCGATGCAAATCCTCCGGGCTGTCACATATTTCCATTTGATACGCCATTACATTAACTCCACAGCCATGAAATCACGGTAACCATTTCGGTGTATATTCTGAACAACCAGAAGCTGACGGGCATTCTCGGGCACTGTGATCTGTTGCAGTGAGGAGGTATTGTGACCGTCGATATAGTAACAGCCGATAAACTCCCCCAACGCCCCGTGCGTTTCATGCAAGAGCGTCATGGGCATGAGCCAATGATCGCCATTTTCATACGTCCAGCCGTTCTGGCACAGCGATGAGCGGGTCATGTTCGGATACACCAATTCAGGCGTGATATAACTATTATCAATCCACAACACCTGCCGCCCCGCATGCCGCAACCACTGAAAAGTGGAATAGTCATTACCTTGGCTAGACCACCGCCCATCCGGATTAACCCCCTCACCATAACAACCGACTTGGCGAAACCAGTGCCCCAACGCACAATAGTTTTGTAATTTCCCGCAGTAAATAACATGGGTCGTCATTGAGACTTGGGCCACCACAATGATTCTGGCGTGATTGACAACCAGCCAATATTCAATCGGGTGTTGCCACAAATACATATATTGCAAAGCCGTGGCATTGGGCTGGCTTTCAAATAACGCGCCTTCTGAATACAACGGCCCAGAAATTAATGCCCAGTTATATCTCGCCGCCCCAATGTCATAATCCGATTTAAAACCACAAATAAAATATTCATTGCCGCTGGGCCCCGTCGACGAGAGGATCAGCTCGTCATTTTGAATACCATCGGGATCTTTCACCCAGCGTTCCACTGTCCAGCCGTTAGCCGAGGCGAAGACTTTTAATTTCTCCAACAGGTCACGATAACCGGCTGCAGTGCCCTTTTCCCATGCCATCCCTTTTTCTCCCTGTCCTTTATTTCCAGTTCAACTTAAACGTGTCCGGTTTCGCTGGACGATTTTCACCACGGCTTGTTCGCCAGCATCGCTACGCAGGTAGGCTTTCAGTTGCTCCTGATTATCGAGGAACGCGACATGCACTGCTGGGGCGGCGACGTTGATGTTTTGGCTGCCGCCCATGCTCTGATGCTGCATCCGCTGGTTTTGTTGAGTCTGTTGATATTGCTGGGTTTGCATGGTTTTCATTTGCTGCATCATGCTGACCATCCAGCGGAAGTTGTCGGCCTGCTTGGGGTTGAGCACCATTTCATCTTTACGCAGCATCCAGGTGCCTTCGTTCTGAGCCGGTACGCGGTCAATACCATCATGGGCTTGGCCTTGATAATTCGAACCACTGATGACCGACGCAATTTTCGCCCCTTCTGCGGCGGCTTTCGCCATCGCGGGGATCGCCATGTACCACGGCTGTGCGGCTGAGGCTTCTGATAGCGCCATCCCTAAATTCAATCCTGCTTTTGCCACCACAAAGGCTTTGCTGACAGCAAACATAAGGCGGTATGCATTTGACTGCTCGCCCGCGACGGATTTAGCAATACCGGCTAACCCGTCAGCCATGTCGGCGGAGCTGTTGAGAACTAAATTATTACGTGCATATTCTGCGGCAAGACGCTCTTCCCCTGCCTGACGTTCAATATCCGTCAGGTTGGCTTCATGGTCAGCCCGCAGTATTTCCCGATTGGCAAAGTATTCCCGTTCAAGTTCATCTTGCAGCTGGTTGTTATCTTGGGCTTGGGCATACGCAGCCTGAAACGAGGCCGACAACTGTTGCAGTCGCTCGTTATAGGCATATTGTTCTTGGATTTGCGCCTGATTTTCCATATCAGCCTGCATGGCCAGCCGCATCAACCAAGCGGTATTCAATTCGTCAGATTCCCGATAGAACGCATCTATGGTTGAATTATCTAGACCCGAAGCATCTTTGCCCTGTAGTGAGTCCAGCTTCTCGGCTTCCAGCAGTAGCTTCTTAGCCAGCTCTTCGTTAATGCCTTTTAGGGCTCCGTGTTCAATGTCATACCGCAGTTTGGCCGCTTCAGACGTTTCGCCAAACAAAGCAACTTGCCGCTGCATCAGGGCCAGTTGCTGCTGGGCGGTTTTAGTGTTTTTGTCATCACCTAGCGGCTTCAAAGAGGGTTTCGGTTTATCCAGATCTACCCAATCGGTAGGCAGGCCATCATTAAAAATGGTGGTCTGCTTGGCGGCGATTTCAACGAGCTGCTGATCGAGAGCCTGCGCATGGGCATTTAGGCTTTCAATTTTACTGCGGGAATCTACCCGGCCTGCGGCATCAAGGTACTGCAAACTGCCTGACAGCTGTTCAACTTGCTGACGGGTCTGCGCCAGTTCGGCTCTCACCGCATTGGCCTGCGTGCCAAGCTGGCTGATCATCACTCGGCGCTGGGCGTCATTTAAATCACGAAAACTGCCGGATAGCTTACTAACTTCATCATCAAGGTTGATTGTCGGGGTTTTCGCCTCCGTTGCTTGCAAGGCAAAGTAACCTATCGCTGATGCGGCCAACATAACCACCCCAGCAGGCCCACCGAGAAATGCCATGGTGGCATTCAAGGCACGACCGGAGACGCTGGCCGCCGCTTGAGCGGCTGATAGCTGGTTTGTGGCTGCGGTTAACTGCCCCCTCGCGACTGCTAGCGCCTTCTCTCCACCAGTGCTTCTAAAAATAAACGCATTGGTCAACTGCAAGGTTTCTAGTCGGGCGACTTCTGCGGCCGTGACAGCAATCGTGGCCTGACTCTGTTTGATTAACGCTGCGATTTGGGAGCGGGTTGCCAGCATGTCGCGGGTCTTAGCGGCAGTCATGTTCATTAAGGCTGCGGTGCCGCGGCCCAGCGCCAAGGCCAACGTCACCCCGACGGCGGTTGAAACCAGTTCGGCGTTACCGGCTAACAGATCTAAGCTGTCGGTTAATGACAGCACCAACGGCGAGAACGCATCCGAGATAGGCTCCTCGAATGCCACCACCGCTTGAGTGTAGGCTGTCGAGAGATCGCCATACATGGCATTGACGTTACCTGCGGTTCTGGCGGCGGCCCCATCATAGGAAGCCAATGCCTTGACCAAGGTGTCAGCAAAGAAATCTGAGGTCACTTTGCCATCATTAACAAGTTTACGAAAACCACCCGATGCCAATCCGGCGGCTTTATCCATCCGAGTCAACAAGCCGGGTAAGGGCTCGACGGTCTGGTTAAGCTCTTCCGCTCGCACAATCTGGCTGGCCATCGCCTGCTGCAAACCGAACATCGACTGGCCAAGCTGATCGTTGGTGGCACCATAGGTGGCCGCCGCATTGCTCATCCCCTCAAAGATGGCGATCGTCTGCTGGCGGGTGATCATCCCTGAGTCTTCTATCGTGGCAACACGGGCATAGCTGCCCGCCATGCCAATCAGCGCCTTGTTGTGCTCTTTACTGACGTCAATCAGGTATTGCTCAGTTTCCAGCCATTGCTGCTGACCGCCAACCAAGGCTGTGATTTGGGTACGGATATCCTGATACGCGCCCAACCGCTCGGTGGCCTGCTGGGCGGCGGCGATAGCCGAAAAACCCGCTGCGACGCCGAGCAAGTGGTTGCGCAGACCGAGCATCTGCCCTTCCAGTGCATCGGACTGGCGGGTCATGCGCTGCATTTTTCCATCAGCCACCTGAACCTGTGAGCCCAACTGGCCGACCGCCTGACCCGCCCCCTGTACCTGCGGGATAAACTGACGGGTCTCGGCATCAAATTTCAGGGTGAACTTAAGGTTGTTAGTCACGGCGGTTGAGTTCCTCGGTCATCGTCTGGGCGATCAGTTTGAGCTTACGGTAATCATCGGTATCGACCGTGCGGCCGGAGAGTTCCGCATCGGCTCTGACCTGACTGGCATCCATCCCCAAACACACCGAGCCATTCCAACGCAGGAACGCGGGTATATCTAACCACCATTCCAGTACGTTCTGGTGTTCATCCCAGACGGTGATCACCTCGGGCTCTGCCTCGACCTTGGCGAATGTATCGGATTCAATGCCCCAACTGGCCAGTTCGTCCTGCCAGTCCTGATCGTCTTTTGCCGTGGCGGGACGACGTTGGATCGCCGCCCGCACGGCATCTAGGAGTTTTTTGTGCTGGCGACCCCGCTCATCGCCTTCATGTAGCCTTGCAGCGCTCCGGCGGTGAAATGTTGGTTTTGGCAGGCAGCCGTCAGGTTGTCGGGGGTGAATGGCAACGGCTCGCCGTCTTCGTCATGGATCCCACTCCAACCCAACACCACCTCACTAAACAGTTTGCTGTCGCCTTGCTGGCTCATCTGGCGGAACTCATCGCTGTTCACCAATTTAAAATCCAAGGTGATATCGCAGGTTTGCACCTTGCCGCCATCCATCGGCACCGCAATGGTGATGGGCCACTTTTTAACAATGCGCTCTTTGACTAACTGAAACATGGTTTACGTCCTTACGGATTTAAAATGTGTTTAAACACTGTTTAACGGGTAAAGAACTGATCGCTGTTGGCAATGACCGTCAACGGAATACTGTAGGTTTGGGTGCCCTCCTGCTCGCCATAAGTCGGGCGGCCGAACTGCACCTGCGAACTCTGCCAGCCCACCTGATTGCCGACCGGGCCATTGCTAAACACCAACTCGTGTTCGCTGCCTGCCTGTGCCAACGCAAAGACATCCAACTGCGCCAACTCCGGCGCTTCTATCACCATGGTGGCGGTCGGCTTGTAGTCGGTGATCATCACCTCCTCGTGACCGACATACTCCTGATACGGCACTTGGTTGGCTTGATCGTATTCGAGCGAAATCAACTTGGTAGCCGTGCCGTCGATGGTAAAGCTGGCGTTCTGCACCCCGATTTTGAGCGGCGTCACCCACGCACTGAAATCCGGCACTGGGTTGGCCATTGTCACTACTGGGGCAAACAGGCCGGTAAACACAAACTTGATCCCCCCGAACTGCTTGGCCGTGGCATTGAACGACACACTGCCCCGCGCCCCGACTATCTTGTGCAAACTGCCGGACTGAAAGAAATAGAGCGTCAGGCTACCGGTTGCCTCTTCATCAATGCGGTAGAACGTCTCTGACTGGGCGGCGTTTTCTTCCACCGTGCGCAGACAGGCTTTCATCAAGTTGCCCCATGGCGCGGCCTTGGCCGGATCGTTCGAGGCCGCCAAATCCACGGTAAATTCCACGGTGACGTAGGTTTCAGTCATGATTTGCGGGGATTGCCCCATCGCCCCGTTGTCATATTCGAGGCTTTGGGATTCACCGGCTAACGGCGTGATAGAGAACTCACGCCCCAGCACATGCTGCATGGTTGCGGCTGGAACACCGTTTTCATCCGGTGTAAAAGCATCAAGGCCGTAGCTAGTTTCCAGACCAAAGCCGATAATTTTCTTTCTGTTTTTACGGGCCATACGCGTTTTGATCCTCGGTATATTCAGTGACAAAGTTATCCAGCCAGCTCGCCCGGCCGCTTTCAATCGTCAGCAGGCGACCGCCGCCGAGCCAATACGGCTCGAATTCCTCCGCCCCCGACCAGCCAAACAGGCGTTGTCGCAACGCTTGGCGCAGGGGCTGGAGGTCTATCGGCTTGCCGTTGCGAGACGTATCTACAATCACCACCCCGACCGTGGCGGTGAGCGATTGCAGGTAAGCGCCAGAGCCGCGTACATCCGGCGCTGGCGTTTCCCCCACCAGAAACACATACAGCGCAGGGGTTCGGGTGGTGCCGGTTTTCTTCACATCCAACTGGCTCAGGGCATCAATCTCGCTGACATCCTTCCACGGCGGGTTGCCTTCCTTGAGGCGGGCCACCGTCAGTGCCACCACATCTTCCATCAGATAAAATCATCCATTAGATAAAGCCCTTGCCGTTCTGACGGCTGAACACCGCCCCCGCACTGGTCATGGTTGCGGTATTGTGGGTTACCGGTTGGTGGTGATTGCGGTCTAGCCCCAGCTGCAACACCCCGCGCCCGACCTTTTCCATATACCCGATGGCCTCGGCATAGCGCTTGGCGGCTTGGTGTTCCTCACCCAGCTGGTCGTCATAGAGGTAATAGCGGGACAAGTCGCAGGCAGTGCGGGTAAGCACCCGAGGCACGACCGGCAACGGCAGGTCATAGCGGCCGCCGAGATAGCCATCAATGGTGGCGCTGGCATCGTCCATCACCTGATTCAGCACGGAGTCGACAATGCCGCCAGCATTACCGTCACGGTCGGTCAGCTCGGTCAGTTCATCTTCGCCAAAGCGGGCAACCATGTCGTCACGAGTACAGTACATACGCGATCCTTGTTTAAAGCCGTTAGGGGCTAGGTTTTAGGGGCTAGTCGTTAAGAGCAAGGACTAGAGTTTTACGTCTTACTCGGCTTTGTGGTTGTTTGGGTGGTCGTTGCTTGGGTGGTGCTTGCTTTGGCGGTGGCCTGCTTTTTCTTGGCTATGCCTCCAGATACACCTGTTTGAACCAAAGCCCCTGCCGGATCGTTAGCCGGAGCTGTCGGCGCTGGGTCATCTTGTGCTGTTCCAAGTAGCGCCAGACGCGGGTCGGCTTCCAACATGGCCAGTTGCGCATGGGTGATCGTGCCAGCCGCCAGCGTATTTTCACCGGCTTTGAACGCCAACCCAGCACGGCGATAGCCATTGTGTGCCAGGCTTTTAACAATAAGGGCTTGAGTGATGAGATTACGTTTTTCCATAACATGAATGTCTCCGCTTATATGAGGCTAATTCTCGATACTCGACTCTCTAAACTTGCTACTCAGCCGCCGTTCAGTGATTACGGCAACCAAGGCACCACAACCAACTCGACGGCTTTGTAGTTGGTGTTGGATTCGCCCTGGGCTTTGTTTTCCGCTTCCAGCACTTTCTTCGCGGCACTGCGATTGCTTGGGCCGCAGACCAATACGCTGGCCATGATCCCCAATGGACGGCCCTCGTCTGACTTGAACGCCATCATGGCAGCGACTGCGCTATCAAAGTTGGCATCGGTCAGTTCAGCCTTGGAGGCAAACGCCTGCTGCCAGAACGCCACGCCCCAGTTACCGCGGCCATCGACGCCATAGACATATTCATCCGCCATGAAGACGTGATCCGACTGGCCTGCATCGGTCTTGGCATTGAGGCGGTAGTCTTTGCGCTTTTGGTAAATGAACGGCTTGAGCGGACGACGGGTATCAAGCAGGAACCAAGCGGCTCCCGATCCCGCCTGCATGTTAGAGACCGAGGCATCTTTACCTGTTGCGGTGTCGATGACCGGATGATCGGTATCGAAGAAATACTGGCCGTCGTAGCATTTGGTGGTGAAGCCTGCCGCCATCAGGGCAAACAGCATTTCATCGGGGTGCGATGCCGCCGCATAGCCCATTTCCTGATACAGCGGCATGAACACACCGTAAGCATCGTCATCAATAGCCTCCGCCGGAATGGCCACGGTGCTTTCGTACTTCTTATTCTTGAGCGTGTAGTCATGGCTGGCGAGCTTCTTGACCTGACGATCCCCGACCCATTCCCGCAAGCGGGGGAACTGCCCCAGCCAGGTATAGGCTTCCGCCGATGTGCTAGAAGGCACCATGGTGGCGAACTGCGGCCACAGCGCTTTATAGCTGCCACTGCCAGTGTTAAACGCGGTTTTAATCGCCGTATAAAGGGCGCTTAAATTCTTCTGATTAATATCCACTGTTACTTCTCCCTGCGCGATTGCGCATCCCTATTTGATCCCCAACCACACCCAGACGCCGTCATCATCCACTTGGGTGATGACCCCGGCTTTGGGCCGCGTGTTGGTGGCGCTATCCAGTGACACAGTGTGTTCATCAGCAAAGAACGCATCACTGCCGACACTGGCATTGACGATATCGCCACTGTTTTGAAACTTATGCTCACCGACCTCGACCCCGATACGGCTTTCACCGTCTACGCCGTGGCTATTGTCGATGCCCAGTGATGACACCCCGGCACAGCTATCCCCCGGCGCGGCACTGGCTAAGCCCACCGCCAATCCTGCCGCCAGCATCACCACCACGTTGCCGCCGATGTACTGACCTCCTTTCACGGGATAATCGCGGCGGTTGCCACTGCGTTTTGCTTCACTCATTCGCGGTTGTCCTTTTTGGCTGCCAAGAACGCGGCTTTGTCGAGATCGCAGGCCTTGAGAACGGCCAGCTCTTCGGCGGTCAGGCCATCATCGTCTTGGAATTGTTGTTGAAGGGTGGTGCTGGTTTTCTGGCTGGCGGTTTGTTGCGCCGTAAGGGCGGCAATGGCCGGACGGTTTTGCAACATCGCGGTTAACGCGGCCACGCCCTGCTGCTGACCGAACTGGGTGAGGTAGTCGACCTCTGCCTCTACAATCTGGCCTTTGTCCTTGGCTGACTTGATCACCGACTCGATACCGTTGCTGTCAGAGCCCGCCTTGAGTACCGCCAGCTCACCCACCACCCCGTTGTAAGCCCCAATCGGGACATACTGGGTGAGATCGACCGCCTTGTCTTTTTCGGCAGTCAGCACCGCCACTTGGCTTTTTAGCTCACCGCTTTCATTGGCTTTGGTATGCAGTGCATCCAGCGCCGTCAGGGCGGCTTGCCCTTGTTCTTGGCTCAGGGTGTCGCCGCTGGGTTCAATGCCCAGCTTGGCAAGCAACTGCTTGAGTAGTTCATCCACGTCACGATCCTCCATTTGACCGTATAGGTTGATTTCAGTACCGACACCGGCACTGTGAGAATTGAATCTAAGGGAGAAGTCCGCCGACTTTTCGGCATACAGCGCGGCCAGCGATTCCATGCCCACGACGCCGGGGTCATTGGTGATCGCGGCCATGCGCAGCAATAGCGGGCGGCCTTGTTTGTCATAGGGGAAAACCGCCGAGAGAAACGCATACTCGTTGTTGTCGATATGCGCTTGGGCGTTAGTTGTCCAGTCTGGCTTGATGTACAGGCCGAGACCGTCACGCCATTCAATGTCGGTCTCACTCGTTAGCCAACCTGCGGCGGGCGCGGGTTTACCATTCTCGGCCGCATGCAGGGTTTGGTGCTCGTAGTCGATAAGCACTTTAGGGGCGGCGGCCTTGGTGGCGGCAATCATCTGCACGGCGATAGTGGCATCGAGATGCCAGTGGCCGTCTTCGGTATCGTGCGGGCGACCGTCACGGGCCTTGAACTTGCCAGCAGGTAGCAGCTGGACCCAGCCGTTATCGTGGTGGTTGAGGTCGGCGACCAGAACCGCGACGTTACCGGTTAGGTTGGCAGATAGGACTGCCTGGGCGATATGAGTGAGATTTGATGTTTTCATAGCGCCAGTGTGGCGCTATGAAGGGGTTAGGTGGGGAGGAAGAGATTCGGGATTAAACGTCGATTTTAGTCAGTGGCGGCTAACATGGAAATGGACAGAAAGGTGTTACTTACTTTGCTAATTTAGCAATTGATGAATTAGTTTTAGTATGGGGAAAAGTCTCCTCGCTGAATGTCCAGTATTAGTTGCGTAGACTAAGTAAATAGACACCAACTTGATAGGGCTCTTTAGTCAAACAGTTAAAGCCCCGAGTGCTAGGGCTTTAACTTTTTAAAACTTGTTTATGATAGTTTTTAACCTTAAAAACTCAGGGGTATTTATAACCTCCGGCTCTTCATGAGCAATTTTGTTTAGGCAATTAACTAGCTTAGTTGGTGGGTGATATTTTGGCTCACCAATAACGCTATCTAAAAAATCTAATGCGAGTTTAGGGTAAATTTCAATCAAACCACTATGCTCTAATGTTCTTGTTATATACTCTGCATCACTTTGTCGCTTAAGGTGATGTCTTATTATTTTATATGCTTCATTGAAGTTTTCTTTTGCGGCTATACATATCAAGGCAAGTTGAGTCACAGTATGATCATCAACCTTAACCTGCTTCGGCCAAACTTTTGTTAAAAACGGTTTAGCCCTATTCTGCCAAAACTCATTAACTTTTTCTCCTGAACTAGACAAGATATCCTTCAGGGCCGAAGCTACATGATATAGTGATTCGTTAGGAATAGTAATAAAGACTTTTGCCAACTCTCCGACTTTAAACTCTGAGTCCCCCTGTAGGGATAAATGAGTCATAAAAGTAACATATTGACTTTTTAGCTCACCAAGATAATAATAGTATTTTGCCGTGTTTATTAAGTAGTCTCTGATTTCATAAATAAAGCCTTTATGCAGCCTTGGAGACCAGAGTAAGGATTGCCAAGCCATGGAAGATGTATTTATATCATCCCATGACAACCAAGAAATAATATGTTCTCTAGCCCATGCTTGGTCCACTCTATAGATGGACAGCATATTAGAGCAAACAATTACTCGGCCTAGACTAAACTCATCAATAGCTAAGTCACAAACGACTTCCAGCCTACTTTGAAATTCTTCATCCAAACCTCCATCATCGCACGGTTTCTTTGTATACCACCAACTGAATAGGGACTCTATCAACATTCCCACAGGGTGATTTATAGCCGTATTAATCGTTACTGAATCGTTGTCTATTTCGTACGGAAGATTCAGTAATCTATCGTAAAAATATAAGAAGTCATTGTCAGTAAATGTATCTCTTGGTTGAATTTTTTTAAGCCATCGAGATAATGACCAAGCGATCTCAACTAATTTTTCATCTGGAAATTGCAGAACAAACTTAAACAACCCTATCTGTTTCTCTAGATCTAGATCTTCAGCTTCACTCCAAACTTGAATTCCTTCACGCCATCTTTCGGTCAACCACATACCGGAAGCAACAGTTTCTTTTAAAGCTGACGACGTTAGTTCAAAATCATCACGACAAAGTGTACTCCAATCATCTTCAGTCCAGTAATGATCGACTGGCTCCTCTTTAAGCCATTCAATTAAACCTAGCTTTTCCTTTGGCGCACTAACAACAGACTTGGACTCATCACCACGTCCTGTCCAAAATGGAAATTCATCACGGTCATCATTTGAAAGCTTCCATTTTTGATTAATACTCTCAATATTAGCTAACGTTTGAGTCGCTTCTTCATTCAGAGTACCGCCATCTTGCTGCAACTTCTTGAGCCTCAACCATATTGAACGCCTACATAATCCCTCGAACTCTTCTTCTGATAACTCTTCTCTATACCACTCTCGTTTAGGACCATTAATTGTTATCTGAAGTATTTCTTCGTACTGTTCGTTGTTAGCAGTTCGGTGCAGAGTACGAAGCAACTGCAGGACTTCTCTGTGAGTGGACACATTCCATAGCCAATATGCATCATCTTGCTTTAACCAAGAAACAACTGTATCAACGGGGATTGCACTTGATTCACTTGCACAAAATAGTGCTATTCTCTTAAATATTGGATAAGGTTGATTCCAAAACTGTTCTGCTAAACTGATTGCAAAATTCTCATCTTGGTTTATTAATGACAGCCAAGAGTCTCTGACTAAGTCAACTAATACTGTCCAACTATTGTAGTCATTGTTCTGTGGGTGTGCTTTGATCGATGGCCTAGAGATATATGAATAGTCTGCTTTAGGGTTAATATCACCTAAGGTTGATTTAACTTCCATTAACTCAACTAAAAGTCCCACAAATTCATGTATCAGCTCATAGGAATGGTTATGCCAACACTCGTCATTGTTTAAGCTTTCCATTGCAGAGTGAGCAAAAGAAGATGCAACATCAACATCCCAATCAATACGACCTTTAATACCTGATTCTGCATCTGATTTATGGAAGTTAAAAGGTTCTTTAAAGTTCACAAAAGGGCCTAAAACTCGACGCAAGCTTTTCTTTAGTCCAACAGTAACACCGAGAAGTTTGTAATCTTCTACCCAGTTATAAAAATCAGTTGCAATATCTGAGTGCTCTGTGTAGCCTGCAAGCACAATAGACCATAAAGATTTCATTCTACTAGAAACAATGCGGTCAGGACTCTGTAAGCTCAGCATTCTGAAGTATTCGGTATCTCGTTCTTTTCTTTTCTTTTCTCATCTTGTTGTCTAATTTCCGATGATATCAGCCATTTCATTTTCTGATCCAATCTTCCGCCCTGCCTAGAAACAAATAAGATTAGTTCGGGATTATTGATATGTTGTAGCAACCATTTGGCTAGATTTTCCATTACTTCATCCCAAGATGTTTCATGGTACCCACTTTTTGCAATAGTCATATTTGGAGTAAGTGAGCTTTTGGCGGGTCTATTGAAGATGTTGTAACTTCCCTTTTCATCCAAAGATTTGTCAATTACACCGTATCTCGATAAGTCCTCTGCATTAAGATTCGCTCTCTCCAATACTTTTAGCCATGAAATAGGAGCGGGTGGACTGAGCTTAGAAAATGTCTTTGCAGGAATTCCTGATGGATCACTCAAGGCCCACGCTAGTCTCTTGGCATAATCGTTTTGCACGTCTGATTGCATTGGGTTTGTATAGGCAGTTGTAACAACTATCTGCTCCTTGCCACTCAAACCATCTCTGTATGTTTCAGCCCACTTTGATAGCGTTTCATGCAAGTAATAATGACGACTGTGATTCTTATACAATATTGGAGTTACATTTTTTGCTCGCCAGCTCTTTTCTTCCTTATCGTATTCACTAGCTTTGTAGTTCCCAAATGCATACATTTCAGGTGGAGACTCGCCAAGTTGTTTATCTGCTGCTAGAGCATCCATCATGTATCTCAATACTGGATCATTTAAACTATAACCAATAAAGCAAACTGTATAAGTTCTGAATAGCTCACTAACAAATCTCGCAGCCCAACGTTCCGTCAAATAAGCTAACCCAAAATCTCCACTCGAAATGACCAAATGATCTAGACCATTTTTATCCCTTGGCAACAAGCCATGCAAATACACTAAACCATCCCAGCGCTTCTTAGGGACGGGCAACAGTGGGGCAGAAAATTCCTTAATCTCAATTCTTTCTTCTTCTGCAGCTTTTTGAAAAACAGTATCGAAGTTAGTCGTTATCAACCTCATTTTTTTATCGTTCGTTGTTGATAACCTGAGTAAAGATCTGTGCGTCTGTGTCGACTTAGGACTAGAGAAATCTGGCTTTAGCAGCTCTGAGAGTTTCTCTCTAACATCTCGCCTCCACTCTGGAGTCTGCTTAATCGACTCTAGTAATGAAACAGCTGTGTCGAACTGACCATTCTTAAGTGCTTGCTTTTGTACGTCATCAGGAATTACACCCATCTCGCTATACAATGAATTTACCAATTTACCAAAGCCGGGCAAGCCTGCCGGAAATGAGATGCCAGCACCGCAAAAGAAAACGACTCTTCCTTCCTCATGTGCTTGGATCAATTTATCAGGGACGTTAGGTCCGTTCTTTACAAATTGCATTTAGTTTGTTTTTTTTAATGGTTTGCCTTCATCATATACCTTCAGCATCTCCTTATTAAGCTGAACTACTTGATTTTGTGGAAACTACACAAAAAATGTATGGAGTGAATCGAGAGAGAATTACAGGGCTGGGTGGATTTTCCGTATAATAGCTCAAAGTACGGATTAGATTAATTTGATCCATTGTAGCACTCGCTAAATGGTCAGTTCATTGGACCAAAGAAGCTTTGGGGCAAAACCTTGTCAACCTCCCTACTCTGCATCTTCCAGTGCCACACACAACCTCACACCCCGTTTAAATCCCTTCTACGGCGTTTAACTCGTTTTCACCTAAGCCGTTGTACCTCGTCAGGCTCTAACCGCTTAGCGTCGATTACAGGGCGTTTACTTATCCATCAGGAAATCACCGAGAATATCGTATATCTCGCTGATGTCATCTTGAGATACACCCAACCAAGGGCGGGCAGGAATGGCGGCAAGGTGTGGGGGCATGTCTTGTTGCCCGCCGTAGTGATGGATTGCGCCGTATTCGAGCGCTGTGCCAAAGGCGAGGCCTTGTTCGTCGTACCAGTATGTGAGGCTTTGGCGAAGGTGATCGTTAAGCACCAGTATCCATTGCTGGTTAACGGGTTTGCGCTGCTTGTAATTCGAGGCCAAGGGTTGCCACGGGAGCCCCTGCGGGGATTGTTGAAGCCGCCAGCGGTTATGATGCACGGTAAGCAGATACTCTCCGATTTGATCGTAGAGTGGTTGCAGGTTGCTGATTTTATCTGCGACGTCTTTGAGTTGGCGGTTGATTGTGGTGAGTTCAGCAAGCAATGATGGCTTAGTCATTTTGGGCTCCTTGGGTTAATGAGGCGGATTGGGGCTGAAGAATGTCTTCGCCATCTTTGGCTTGGGGGATTTGGGTTTTATCATGCGCCCACGCAAGCGGTATACGCATCCCCAGTTGCACCAGTCCCGGTAAGGTAGTCGATAACATTTGGATGTCTTCCGCTTCGGTGAGGTCGAACTCAAAGCGTGGAATGCGGTGGCGGGTGCGGTAGCTTTTGCCGTTGAGGGCATAGAGCGGAAACACGAGATCACGGGTTAAAGTGGCGGCGATTCGTTTCAGGTCAAAATCGCGGATTTCTTCGCGGACTTCGTTATGGACATTACCCAGCGCATTGGTGCTGGTTTTGCCATCAGCTTGGCTGGTTAGAGTGCCACCGAGAATGGCTTTGGACTGGGATTTCTCACACCAGCTGACCATGGCCATGAAGGGATCGCTCGCACCATCGGCAGCGTTGTTAAAGTCAATGTCCATGCCTTTGGGGATAATGCCGCCCGCGTTATGGCCGATAGACATGACCGCCCGCAGCAAGGTGGCTTTTTCGCGCTCGGTCGCTCCTTCGGGGTATTTGCCGAGGCGGATAGGCAAGCCGTAGATCTCCAGAAACTCGGCCAAGTCACGCACGCTGTAGTTTTTGAACAGGAACGGCCAGGCTAACACCCGCACTAATCCCCGCCGAGTCAGGTAGCCGGACTTGGCTTTGGCGGTGTGGGCTATCCAGCCGAAGGGGTTCAGCTCGGCCCCTTGGTGGCTGCCATCGCGCAACCGCAGCTGGTTGCGGTTATCGGGGTGAGTTTGAAACCACGCCGGGTCACGGTGATCGTAGCCGGTCACTAATTGCATGCCCTCGACCCTATCCCAACGCAGTTCGAGGTTGGAAAAGCTCTTGAGGGTCGCGTCGGCCATATCGAAAAAGGCATCTTCGAGCCAAGTGGCGTCTTCGAGCAGCTCTTGCAGCATGTCGGCATCGCGCTGCTCATCGGCGGTGGCATTGCGAGGCGGGCGGATGTTCCAGTCGATATTGAGCAGGGCCATTTTGCGCTTGGCCAGTTCTGACTGGATATGGGCATCTTTCTCTTCCATGTCTTCGGCCAGCTCGCTCTGGGCGATGAGATCCCCTTCTTCAGCTCGCTTCATGATGCCCGCCAGTTTCATTGGGGTTAGCCCTGATGAGGGGTGGTCGGCAAAGTGGCGTTTAAGGGAGGTGAGGCGAGAATCTGATTCGGTTTGTTGTTCGTCGAGATCGGCCGTTTCAATGGGGCGGCCCCATAAATCGACAATGGGGGATGTTGCCATAGTCTTATTCCTTGAAGATTGGCTTTTTAATAGCAGCCGGAATTCAATGCACAGCCTATGTCGTCGAGATCATCGTCGTCGCGCTGTGCGTTTTTATCCGGTAGCGGGGTGAATTCAATGGCGGCCCCGTCCATCCAGCTGGCGCGCACGGCCATTGCAAGGCCGACGGCAAAGTCACCGTGGCGCTGCTTGCCGTCTTGGCCTTTGCTCTTGCCCTTGTCGATTTTCGGGATGCCGTTGATGACCTGGATATGGCAGAGGTCGTCCTTCACATCTTCATGGCGTGGCAGTGCTAGGTTCAGATCTTCAAATTCGGCTTTGAGCTTGGGCATCCACTCGCGATACCACGGGTCGTTGAGCGAGACCTGATCCACCATGTCGGTGCCGTATTTCAGGGCGGCGGATTCTGCCAAGTAGCCTCCGTTGCCGGTGGCATCAAAGGCCATACCGCGTTTTCTGGGTAAGGCGTCAAGCAGGTAATGGAGGATTTGCCGCTGGGCGTCATAGGTCATGTTGCGCAGCTCGACCACGAACGGGACATATTTGCTGAGGTTCTTGCGGATCGCCAACGGGACGAATATCGACAAGTCGCCTTTGCGGGCAAAGTCTTCACCAAAGGCATGGGAGTGGCTGACATCGAGCTTGTTTAATTCTGGCTTTAACACCTGTTTACACCAGTCATCGACGTATAGTTTGCGCTGGCCGTCACTCCATTCCATGAACCCTTTGGGGGCTTCGATGGTCAAGATGGGGGCGGTGTCTTTGCCTGGCTCTGCGGTGGTGGTGCGGGTCATCGCCGAATCAATCAGCACCAACGGGATATACTGGCCGCTGGATGCCTTGGGCACACAGTAATACTCTTCCAGTGCGTCGTCTTCGGTGGCGGTGTCGTTGAGCAGGTTGGCTTTCCACTCGTCTTCTTTTTCCTGTGACCATTGGATTTTCTGCACTTGGCAGATCCGCTGATACAACCCTTCGGCACAGGCATCATCCAAGGTGATGGTGTGGACGCTGTAGCGTTTCTTGCCTGCCCGGCTGTCGTTAATCAGGCTGTTAAACAGGTTGTTGACGCCGTTGTGGGTGCTGATTAAACGCACCTTCGCACCCCACATGGTGAGCGCCAGCGCGGCTTTGAGCACTTCGGCCAGACGGTCATGAAATGCGGCCTCGTCAATGATGACGGTGCCCTGCATCCCCCGCAGGTTAGACGGGTTGGAGCTGAGCGCCTGTACCTTGAAGCCGGAATCGAAGTAGACCACGAAGGTGAGGATGTCTTTGTCTTCATCGGCCAGCACTTCTTCTTGTACTTCGCTAGCGATCTTATTAAACGCCTTGGCCCACATGGCGACGGCATCAATGAATTCTCGTGCCATCTCTTTGTTGGAGCCGACATAGAACACGTTGCTGCCACCCTCGCCTTTTGCGGCTCCAGCGCTGAGTGCTGAATCTGCCGCTTCGGCAAAGGTCAGCCCGGTTCGGCGGGATTTCTCGGCGATTTTGAGCACTGAATCATCTTCAATCCAGCGTTTCTGGTAACCGAGCAGCAGCTCATCGGGATCAAAGGTCTGAATCACCGCGGGGGTAACATGGCTCAGTTCGGGGCGTTCAACTTGGCTCATCAGGCTATCCCTAAGATTTCTTTTTTGATGTTGGAGACGGTTTCGGCGGTCAGTCCGGCTTTCTTGGCGATCTTCTCTGCGGTCGCGGCCGCCTCTTCGGCAAACGCCTTGCGGATTTCCTTTTCGCGCTTGTGGCTTTGCATGGCGGCACTCTCCAACCGCTGGGCGGCGAGCATGGCATCTTTGATCATGCCGATATCGACCTCACCCTCCTGCTCGTTGGCATGCATCATGGCCTTGAACAGCTGGGTGCGGCCGATTTCCAAAATCAGGCGGGAGACTTCGCCGGTGGGCTTGTCGCCGAGCTGACCGACCAGGGCCTGAGAGACTTCGCGGACATCACGCAAATCCCGGCCGATGGCTTCCATGCGGGTGGCATACCGGTTGAGGCCACTGCGCGAGGGTTTGATGTCTTCGGGCAGCCCTTGCTGTTCGATATAATCGTGCACGGCATCGAGCACTTCCTGCTGGGAGTTCTTGCCGTCACGCAGCAGGCCATCGAGGAGGCTTTTGACATCGTCTGGCAGCAGGTCGATTTTGCTGCGGCGGCCACGGGTTGGTTTGCCTTGTTTATCTGCCTTGTCGGTCATGGTTATTCCCCCGGCCGCGGTTTCTTGATCCCCGATACCGAGGCCCGGCCACAGGCGATATCTTCCCCGCGCCCGGTAAGGGTGGCGATATAGGTGGAGCCGAGCTTTTCCAACGTGACCAAGCCCAGTTCGGCCAGCCACTCCATTTGGGCTCGCAGTGCATCGCGGCTGATATCCAGCCCGTAGCGATCCAGACCGTCTTGGATAATCGATTCGTTCAAGTCATAGCCGGGCACCTCGGAGAGCAGGCGCAAGACCACCAACCGCTGATGCTCGACAATTATCTGTGAGAGCGTCATTACTGTTTCTCCTGCCTCAATTCGTTCTCGTACAACATGGCGAGACGATTCTCGATCCCCTTTAGGGAATACATGATGGCCTCGTTCTGGGTGGCGACTTTCTCCAGCCGCTTATCCATTTCGTGCCACTCGTCGGTAGAGGGCACGGAGGCAATCGCCTTTTCGGCGTCGGCCATGCGCTGCTCCAACCGGCGGTGTTCGGTTTTGGTGACAAAGCGGTTGGAGAGCCAGGCGAAGGTGCCGATGCCCACCAATGTGCTGATTCCGGCCACCAACGGCCAGTAATTGCGGATTAACTCACCCATTTCGCCCATTGCCTCTGCCCCTCCCTCTGCCTTGTTCTTTGCGGCTCTCGCACGGCACGCAACGCACCGCTTGTGGGGCTTTTGCCAGCCGACGCGGATCTATCGCTACCCCGCAGCCGAGGCAATAGCGCCCGTCGTTATCTTGATCCGGAATTTCCAGCGGCTTGCGTTGCCTGCGAATGCAATCGGCAATATAGGCATCGGTTTCGACGGCAGCGCGATCTATCACGTCAGTCATGATGCGATACCCAGCTGCTTTTCTTTGTAACGCGCCCCCATGTAGGCGGCCGCGAGGCTGAGCAAGAACCCGGCGATGACCATATCCGGCTTGGGGGTGGTAATGACGTAATAACTGGCCGAGCTGGCGCTCATCAATGCGAGCAGCGGGCGCGTTATGGCGACGAACCGATTCTGGGCGTGATCGCCTTGGCGGATGGTCTGCTGGCCGGATTCAAACAGGGTTTCGTCATGGGCCAGCCTGCGGGCTTCGCGCTCGGCCTCGATATGGGCCAGCTCGACGTGGATTTTCTCCAGCTGCTGAACTTCCTGCGGCGAGAGCGTTTTGACCCATTGCTCCATCTGCATCTGTTTGGATTGTTCTGAGGAGAGCGCCCCGCTGATTTGCGCGACGGTATCGGCGACCTTGACGGCGGTTTGGCTGCTTTTCTCTCCGAACAGGCCGCCGACGGTTTTGATAAGGGTTGGGCCTGCCTTTAGCAGTGACGAGGCCAAGCCGATGATAGTGATAGGATCCATGCGTGCTCCCTATGCGGTGACGATATCAAGCTGCCAGGTTTTGCCTGCTAGCTGTGCCATGAGTTCATCGAATGCCTGACGTGAGTTCAGCACCGCCCACTCCCCTTTGCTGACCCCAAAATGGGTGCCGGGGGCCAAGCAGCCTTGCAGTTCGCTTGGGCGGTTGGCTTTATGGATAAGGCAATGGGTGCGAACGCTCGGCCCATAACGGGTGACGCCAAGGGTTGGCGCTTCAAGGGCGTAGCAAGCACCAAACTTAGGGCTTTGGTGTGGGAGAAGTTTGTAAGTGCCCGGCGGCACGCACGAGATATTGGACTGATTGTTCAGCCAAGGCCGCTCGGCGATGCAGCAGATCTGCGTGCCGTTTTGGGTATGTAAGGTGGAAAAGGTGCCGTGTTCGAAATGGCGGCGCTTGAGGGTGAGAATGTCCATGCTCCATCCCTGTAAATTGTTTGATTACAGGGATGGTATGGGGTGTGGGGCGGTTGGTGATATGGAGGTAGATCCTGAAAAAGTATCTTGAATAATCTTGAGGAAACCATCACGGTGAAGTCACCATTAGGAATGGTTCGCATACTTTTCTGACATTGAAGTATCGTTTATTCAACACTCGGATTCAGTACTGGCTTTGCTACGTTTAACTCTTATTTGTAAACTTACTGGGTGACTACTTGACGAAATATCCTATCGCACGCCACTCATTGCCGCTTTTGATCAAAGTGATTGTTTCAATCACTTCATCAGCTTTCGAAAAAACAGATTGATACTGAAAGATCACGTACTCTCCTTTGGGTGCATTGGGTAGATCATCGGCGAACTGACTTGCAATCAGCGTTCTTGACTTAAGTTCACCTGCAGATTTTCGAACAGCACTTACCGTTGCTACCCAATCAGTTTTAGACACCTGTGCTTGAAAATATTCTGCGGAATCTTCCCAGCTCATTTCATACTGTTTCGTGTCTATTAACGCAATCCAGTCAGCTACCTCCGCTTCAGCTGAATTACTATTTGCATAAGAAATTGAAGGAATAAGTAATAGCGTGAAGAATAATTTTCTTAGCATACCATTTTCTCCATTGTCGATTTTGTAAGCTAACGCTTTATAACCGGAATTTGCTGCGTATTTGCATTCCGCCTATGTTGCTGTCATTTATTATGAAACTCAACTGATATCAACCTGTTGTGTGAATCGACAGAGAATTTCGGGTAGAACTACGGGGAAACTTCCGTATAAATACCTAACATACTGATTATATTCATTGGGTCGATTGCAATACTCGCTAGACAATCAGTTCGTTGGGACTGAGACGATTTGGGGCAGAAATCACTTACTCTGGAATCACAATTCATTCTGACAACGTTAACTAAAATAATTCCCGCTGCCTGCGCTTCACTTCAGCCTGTCGCTGTTCGCGGATTATTTCGGTAATTTGCCGCTCAGTCAGTTTGTGGTGATTTGCCAGCTGCTCGATATTGCGACCGTTGTATTCGCGCCAGATGGCGATGTTACGCAGGGCTGATTTTAATTTGGTGCCAGTGGGAATATAGATGTCACGGCCACCGAAGTAATGGCCAAGAGCGATGGTGAGTTTATCGGCTAGGTGAGGTGATTCTATGTTGGCGCGTTTGAGTTCACTGTTTAGCACTTCGCTCAATGATTGCAGCGTCGATGGCCAGCGTTGGCGCACGTTATCATCGGCAATTTCAGATACGTTGTTAATCAGCTGCTCTAGCTCTGCCGCTTCGGTTTTGAAGATCTCCTGCTGCTGTTCCATGCCCCACCTCCTGCATTTGGCCAATCCGATTATTGAACAAGGCGGGGGTTGATAGGTCAATGCAGGATTTCCGCTAGGGAGAAAACAAAAACCGCCGGGAGGCGGTTTTGAAGTAAATTTGAAAACTGTACGGGAATATAGCGGATTTTACTATCGTTAACGCTTATTGTTATTCATTAAATCATGTAACTTGAGAATATCTTTTATCCCTTGCTTCTGTTTTTCACCTAATAATTTATCACTATAATATTGTGTTCCATAGAACCTGATTGTTACTTTAGATGAATTAGCTATTTTTTTAGCCAGATTTATATAACTCTTAGTTGCAGCTACATCAGTCCATTCCCATACATCTCCAGATGAGTGGTCTCTCTCAAACTTCATGACCGGTGATTGCCAACGATAATCATCTGCTGCCACCTTAAACGAATTAACAAACAGCCAACTACTATCATAGTATTTCACTTTAAATCGCAACCATTCTTTCTTGTCGTTTACACCTATGTATAATTGAGCATCACTCTTAAGAAGATCTATAGAAGGGGAAATGAAATACTGATTCTCCATTTCATCTTTATTTATTCTTTTATCAATGAGCAATTCTGCAATTGTAGGGTTATTATCAAACCTTGCACTTAATTCTCGAATTAGATTTAATTGTTTTTCACCAATCACATCGCCATTACTAAGGGAAAATGACTTGTGGCCATAAGCTAATTTTGAGGAAATAACATGTATCGGTGATGACGGAACTAAAGGCTCAGATTGGAACGATTTAAGCTCATGATACTGCTTTAATGAAATAATTGGTGACGTAGTTCCATACTTTCCGCCAAGCTTTGTACTAGATACAAAATAATATTTCTCACCATTTTCTAGTATTACAGGATAAAATTCATATCCTGCATAGTGTGTTTTTACCGGCTTCTCAGTATCAAAATATCCTTTCATTCCCAAGTATTTATCGTAAGGAAGGCGGTTATAACACGCAAAAGTAGATGTATCTGCACAAAAGCTATCATATCCATACTTACGCAAAGACTCTGCTCTCTCATGAAAAACAAACTCTTCTTTATCATTCGGAGCATATACAAATGATTCACTAGCGTTATCTTGATTTGTTTTCTCTATATTGAACGTTGCTTGCTGAGTTGTTTGACAACCAACCAAAGACATAGCCACCAATGTGGAACAAATAGTTAACCTGAAATATCTCATGAATTCTCTAACTTAAGATTTCAAAAATAAACATTATATAGTGGGGGCAAACATATACATTGACACTCATAACAAATATAAAAAAATCAGAAATATAGCTAATTTATCTAGTTACCTATCCACCTCATACTCATCCACCACCGCCTGATATCCAGCTAACCCCGTACCATTGCGATTGAGTGGAATACAATGACCGACTGCCTTCATTCGGTCGGCCAGCTCGCGCTTGTGCCAGTTCTTGAGTGATTCCAGTATGATGTAAGCCTGACTGGCATCCAGCCAACCCACATGCTCGACGCCTTTTTGCCCCGCTCTTCCGGTCATCCTACTTACGTATTTATCCAGTGCCGCTTCGGAGCTGTCTCGGACGATGCCTTGCTGAGCCATGGTGATCCAAATTGCTCTTATTTTATCTATTTGGGCGTGTTTGGCCTTGCCTGATTTGGGGCTTAAACGGCGTTTAAACGGTGTTTTAGCCTCTTTGCCTGCCGGGTTCTTGCTGCGACGAAAGCCCTGCATTTCCATGACGGCCAAAACCATTTCTAGCTGTTTGATGTTCATTTTGCTGCAACTGGAATGCTCGCCGTTGGCGAACAGTAAGGCGCGATAAGTGTCGTCGTCTAAACACAGGTCACGCTTGGCGATGTGGATGAGCTGGATGAGGCGGTTACGGTGGTTCATTTCCTTATGATTCCTTGGGTAGATGGTATGGGACAGATAAGTGGTTACGGTGATTTGGCAAAAAAAATACCGCCCGGTGTAGGGGCGGTATGGGGTGCTCTACTCGCTTGGGGCTGGGACTTTGCCCATGACCCAGAGCAAGGCATCGTAGACGCCATCGGCATAGGTTTTGCCTGCGACGTCGGCTTTGAGATCTTCGAGCTGGAGGGCCTTTTCCAGTTCGTTCAGTACTGCGAGCCGGGAGTGCGGGCTAACAAACGGGATGTTGAGCTGATGAGTGTGTGCCATGGTGCCTCCTTATAATGCGGCGAGATCGAGCGGGATGTTGTTGAGCTTGCCTTCGCTGTTACGCTGGCGAAAGTTGAGGTAGGTTTTCGAGCCGGTGACCATGACGGCATCGGCGATGGCTTCCATGGCGTTGACCCAGCGCTGATCGCGGATTTTGTCTTTGTGCTTGCGCAGGGACAAAATACGGCCGGTGTTGAGGTTGCCTTCGCGGTCGACTTCAAAGGCGTCGTTGATCAGTACTTTGAGGTAGTCGTTGGCATCGGAGCTCCAGTCGTGGACACATTCGTCGATAAGTTCTTTGGCCACTTGCAGTTCGGGGCCGAAGGTGATGCGATCTTGCACGGTGATTTTGATTTGCAGCTGACCATCATAAGACGAGAATGAAAAGCCGCCTTTTGCGCCGCCGCGTTTTTTCTTGGTTTCGTACTTTTCGGCCAGCAATTCGAGGAAGGCGTAGCAGTCTTCATAGACGTCGCGCTTGAAGGTTTTGAGGATGTCCTGAATGCGGCGCGCCTCGGCAATATGCTTGATGACAAAGTCGTTGATTTCGATGTCGTAGTCGTCGACGGTGGCTACGGGTACTAGGCGCTTTTTGCTGTCTAGCATGTAGCCTTCGGGCGCGGCTGTTGGTTGGGTGTTCATGTAATTTCCTTATTACTGCTTGGGTTCAGTATCCGATTTTCTGGCTGCGCAATAGCGGTTGGTAACGCTTTGAGCAGGCGTCGTCTTTGGCGAACATTGATAGCTTTCGCCCCAGCGCTTGTGGTGGCTGTTTGGCGGGCTTGGGTTTGACGGCTCCGATGCCTCTGGCGTTGATGCAGTATTGGCACAGGTCTCCGTTGACCTGCCAGCATGGCCTGCGGATCCGGCAGCAGTGGCAAGGCTGTAATAAGCCCTCTTCTTTCAGTAGCCGAAATCGCGGGCTTCGCTTGCTGCCTTCTTTGGCGACAAAGCCATTGATCCGTAGCTTTTCGAGTTGGTAAAGCAGTGCCCGGCCGCTGAGTTCAACGATATGGATGGAGAGCTCTGGGCGTGTCAGAGGTCTTTCCCGAAGTGCTATGAGGATTTTCTCTGCCGTTGTCATGGCTATGCCCTCCAGGTGACAAGGCAACCTTCCAGCGAGGCAACGTTTAAGGTGTTGACTTGCCTTCCCTGCTTGGTGGTGATGGTGTAGCCGCTGCACAGCGCATCTGGCCGTTCGATTTCGATGACGGGTCGCAGGTTGCCGAGCCGTGTGGCGCGTACCTGAAAGCCGCTGCGGGTAAGACGACGGACGGCTTTGTTGAGTTGGGTGTTTCTGGTGATTAGGTTGCCCGTTGGCTTGTTCATGATTTGCTTCTCCTTGCGTATTTACTGCTCCACAGCAACTGGTTGTACCGGCTGGCTAGGCGCGATAATTCCTTTTCCAGTAATCCATTCAGCTTCAGGGTATCCCCTTGGGCGCTGCGCCTGATGAAGGCGAGCTGGCTGTCGAGGTTGTAGGCTTCATCGGTCGCGCTGACTCGCACGTCAATGCGTTGTGCATTGACGGTGGGCTCTAGCTTTGAGTACGGGCATCCCGAGCGGCAGGCTCTGTGCATTTTGACCCGCTCTCGGTTGGCCGATGAAAAGGGTTTGTTTTGATGGTCGACACATTCGTCTCGGCGGATGCATCCTTTTACGGGGCATTGCACGGTGTAGTCCATGAGCCGCCCTTCTACGCGCGCTTGTAGGGTTTCGGTGCTGCCAGGATAGATGCCGCGTATCACTTGACTGAGCATGGAGCTGCTGATGCCGAGATCTCGGGCCAGTTTGTTTTGGGTTACTCCGTCTTTGCTTAATTCTGCCGTTAAGGCCTCCAACCAATTCATGGGCGCTGCTCCTTGATATAGGGATAGATGGCTCCGCTGTTTTGGCAGCGTATGCTTGAGCCCCTAATTTCTGGATGACGCGGTCCGAGATCGCTGTTGAGGCGGAAAACATCGCCATCTGCCGTTGGTATGCGGCGGATGAGCCGAGCTTTTTCCAATGCTCGGAGGTATTGCCGGGTTGTTCTCTCCCCTGACTGCGCGGTGACCTGTAGTTCGTACTGGCCGAAGGTTTTTAGCAGTCTCATGCTGTTCCATATCCGTTGCCTGACATTGGGTTTGCGGCTCTGCCATGCCCCCCATCCGGGGATGGGGCGTTTGCTGATCACTCGATATTTCATGTGGCTGTACATTTCCATGTCACCGGTTGCTTCAATCCGCTTGCTACTCTCGAACTGCCGTATATATCGCTTGGCGGCTTTGATATTCATGCCTGTCGCCGCCGCCAATTTTGGTGCTGTAAAGGTGGTTCGGTGGTGAAGCTGACAAATAAACATCCATGCCAACTGTCGGTTAGTCATTCTGCTTTCCTATCAGGCAAGGCTACGGAGGCCATGGAAGGGTTGGTCGCCCCAGTCGTCGAGGGTGATGAGGTCGAGCTCATTGGCGAAGGCCAGGGCTTCGATTTTGGTGAGACCGATGGTGATCCGCCGCATTTCGCCATTGGTGCTTTGGCGAAGGTGGTCTAGCAGTTCCGGTTCGACTTTGATGCTGTCTTCCAAGAGGTAATCCGCCATTATCTGTACGTCTTCCAAGTCGGCGGGTTTGAATTCGACCCATTCTGAGATGCGGTTGTAGAACTGTTTGTGGGCGCTGATTCGGCGGGCAATTTGATCCATGCCGATAAGGATGACGGGGGTTTCGGTGCCGTCGTAGAGATCGCGAATGGTGTCGAGCATCCGGGTGTCGTTCATGAGGTAATCGGCTTCATCGATGAAAAGCGGGCGTTCGTACATGCTCATCTGCTCGATGATATAGTCGACATTCTTGCTGATCCGGTATTTGGGCTGTGCGCCTAGTTCTTCGACGATGCGGCTGGTGATGCTTGAGGTGGTGTCGTGGGCGCGGGCACTGACGTAGATGCCGTTGACTTGGTTGTAGAGGTAGGTGGTTGTGGTGGTTTTGCCAAACCCTGATGGTCCATGAATAAGCGCCATTCCCGGTACGCCGAGGGCGCGCTGGAATAAGGTGCTAAAGGCTATCTGGGTGGCTGAGACATTTTTGACTGGTGCAATAACAGGTTTCATTGTTATGATCCTTTTGGGTTGAGTCGTGTATTAATGGCTTATCTCTATGGCACGCTATGCTTGGCGGCGGCGTGCCATAATTTCCTGAATGGTTCGTTTTCCGATGTGGTTTTTCTTCTGGTAGTCCTCCAAAAAAGCCGTTTCTTTGTCTGTTAGCTCCCGCTCCAATGACTGCTCGGCCAAGTAGCGGGCTTTGTCGTGCATGTTCCGATGCAGGTGGTTTTTCTGCGTGGTGAGCTGCGTTTCTTTCTCTTCGATCTGTTTTCTTGCCTGCTCTAGTTTCTTGAGCTCTGCCTCGCTGTATGCTGGCGCTTGTTTTGTTTTCGCGGCTTTGGTCAGGCCGTTCAGTGCTGGGTTGATGGTCACTTCTGATGGTTGCTTGAAGGCTGCCAGCGTATTTTTGGCTTTGTCTGCTGCGAGCGATTCGGCGTACTGGGTATCGATGCCAAATTCGGTTTGCAGCTTTTTGGCACTGCGGCGGAATTCGCCGAGTGCTTTGTTCTGCAACTTGCGCTGCTCGCGGAAGGCGGCTGGGTCTATGGCGCGTCCCACTAGGTCGATATTGACGGCTTCGATAAAGCAATCCCAGCTATCAACCGGATAGAGGGTGGCGCGGCCGACGTCGTTCGGGTCGAGAAAAACGCGGACACGTTTTCTGTCCCAATCTGGGTTCATTAACTCTGGGGCTGTATATTTGACCTTTTGCGCTGACACCTGCCCTCGGATCACACTGGCATCTCCAATGTAGTTCAGGAGGTAGTCGAGGCTGTGCGCATCCGCCACTACCCGTGGCCGGTAACCGGATTCGGTATAGACTTGAAACGGTGTTTTGCCGTTAAGTCCTTCGCGTGCGGTATGGTTGTAGCGGTGCTCTAGCCAATCGTTCATGATGGTTTCGAGTTCTTCGGGCGTTAAGGCCAATGCTAGGGCTTCTTGCTGCGCTTTCTTCTTGCCTTCACCGATGCGCTGGGCAAAGGCTTTGGCTGCTTCGATTTGCTGGCGGTCTGATACCGAGTGGCCGATATAGCCGGGCAATAGTTCGAATAGCCCTTGGCTCAAGGTGCGAAAGAAACGCTCGATATAGGGTTTCTCCCAACCTGAGAAGGGATTGGCTTTCGATTGGTCGATATCCAGCATGTCGAAGATGGCGGTGACACGCTTGGAGACGTAATCTGAGCCGTTATCGGTTCGGGCGATACCGTCTTTGTTTGGGACTCCCCAATCCAGCAGACATTTGCGCAGTAGTAGGCAGATCCCTTCGGAGCTGGATGTCGGCGATAACAGCAATTTGACCCGCCGGGTATACACATCTATGGCGGCGATGATGCTGTAGCGCACTAGTTTGCCGTTGACCCGCAGCTGTACGTCGGTTGGGGTGCTGTCAAATTCCCAGCAATCATTCGGGGCTTGTATCCATGGATACATTTTGCCAAACAGTGGACGGTGCTTGCTGTTGTAAGCATCGGGATTGGTGAGGTACGAAAACTTGGCTCCGTTGTCGGCCATCCATTTGGCGATCCAGCGTCCAATGGATGAGGGACTTGGGATATCCCAATGCGGGTAGCTGCCGTGCTTTTCTTCTACCATCCGATGCAGTACATGCGGGCGCTGTGCCAGATGAGGCTTGCCCGTGATCACGGCCATCAGGTAGTTTTGCAGATCGGGCTGTTGCTCTATTTTTCCTTGACGTTTATTTCCAGAATAATTCCCCGCTAAGGCTGCCATTCCGGATTTATCTAGTAATTCAGCCCACCGCCGACAGGTACGCCAGCTGATCTGTTTAATCGCGCTATATACCCAGCTTTCTATTCCCAATGCTTTTCGGTTGTACTCTTCTATAAATTGGCTTTCTCCCGCTGTGAGACGGTTAACATCAACAAACGGTTTCAGGTACATCTCGCGAGCTTTGAGGATCACGAGCTTGGCATTGGCTTTGGTCTGTTGCTCACCGCTTAGGCTGTTAAAGGCTATCAGTGATTGTGCCTTGCGCTTTTGTTTGCCTTTTCCATCGAGCTTTTCAGCCAATTCGATACTTTTGACCGCTAGCGCGCCATCGCTAGCTGCGGTATCGGTAATGCATAGGTCCTTTATTTCCTGTTTGGCTAAATGTGCTTTTGTTTCATCAGGCAAGCTGCTGATGTGGTATTCCAGTCCTTTTCCTTTTTGTCTCTTCCTTGATTTCCATGATTCTTTCTCTGCTTTTCGTCTTATAGAAAAAGACGCACTTGGCAGTCCGGGGGCTTCTGATAGTTCTAATGCGGTGTACCATTCCTTACTCATCATTGCCTCCCATTAACGGAACGGACAATGTTTTAGAGAGATCCGCCATGATGGCCTTTGACAGTCGTCTTTTTGGAAGACGGTTTTGATCCGGTGCAAAAGTACTAATGCAATGAAGTACCGTTCTTGGGTTGTAACCGTGAGCTATCGCCCAACTCCTTACAGTCCAAGCATTTGCCCTCAAAGCACCTTGCAGCTGATATGCAGTTTCTATTTCCATTTAGTCCCTCCGTGGTAATATCACACTAGCGAGCAAGTTTCTTATTACGACAATAAGACGGTAGTGCAAACTATAATGCTCATCAAGAACAATAAGACGCGAATTTATAAATAAAAAAACCCTGCCGCACTTTTGTATGAAACAAATGTAATAAAAGACACAGCCGATGTGTTTTTCTTCGTTTCTTACTTCTCAGGAAGATTGGGTTAAGACACTGATTTTTGAGGTATAAAATGGAAAAGCACTCTCAAGCAGAGAAAAACACATCAAGTGCTTTTGATAAGGAAGGAATCGCACAGTTTTCAGTTCGTCTAAAAGAACTCATTGGCGATGAGTCAATTCGTAGTTTCGGGGAAAAGGTGGGGATCACTGACAGTGGTTTAAGAAAATACCTGCCACCGAATAGTTCTAAGCCCACTTTCGACAAGTTAGTAGCAATTGCCGATTACAAGGGTGTCCGGCTTGAGTGGCTAGCTACAGGCCAGGGACCAAAGTCTACCGAACCTTGCACAGATCACTTCATTCCTAAAAAAGACTCTCCCATTTATAAGAACTTAAAATGGGACAACATGTTTTCAGTGTGTGCCTATTGCAACGATGCAGCTGCTCCGGATGAACGTGATGCCAATGAGGCTATTAATGAAGAGTTCGTTTTAGTTCCAGGTTATCAAATCCATGTATCAGCAGGACATGGTACATCAGCTATCGATGCCCCTGTGAAGCGTTACTTGGCCTTTCGACGTAAATACATCCAGCACAGGAAACTAGACCCGAATAAACTTGCGGTGATATTTGCCAAAGGTGATTCAATGGAACCAACGATTAAAGATAGCGATTCGCTGTTGATTGATCTTAACGCCCAAAAGCCTTTAGATGGGAAGATCTTCGTTGTTCGCCTTGGTGATGAACTTTACGCTAAGCGTATTCAGAAAAGTTTTGATGGTTCACTGCGCTTAATTAGTGACAACAAAGACTATTCACCAATAGAAGTTCCAACGCACCAACTCGAACAGCTGTGTATCATCGGCAGAGTCGTTCAGCGTTCAACGGATCTTTAA